AAAGTAAAACCTATGAAAAACCTTTATATTATTTTTCAAACATGGGTCAAGCTCTAAAAAAAATTTCCCAATTAAAATGTGATGGGGATGATTATAATAATTTAGATGACTTTATCTTAGAGTATAAAAAAGTATCTGATCAAATAAAATCATATACTGATGAATATAATGAAATCCACAAACAATTAATTTATAAAAACAAAAAATGAAGATTAAAGCAATTTACAACGCGTGTGTAGTAAAACCCATTGAAGCTGAAGAAACAGTTTATGGTAATATTATAGTCCCAGACATGGGAAAAGATACTAATACTTTTGGAGAAGTAGTCTCAGTAGGACCCGGAAATTTTTCTTTTTCAGGGGTTAGGATTCCAACACAACTAAAAGTTGGAGATAAAGTAGTACTACCTACCCAAGGATTTACAAAATTACCATTTGAAGGGGAAGAATATTTTGTAGGCCCTGAAAACCAAGTATTAGCAGTATTAGAAAATCAAATAGAAGAAGATAAATAAATTTAAATATGGAAAATCAAATACATTTTGGTAAGGACGCCAGAACAAAATTAAAGGCAGGGATTGATAAATTAGCAGATGCCGTAGTATCAACATTAGGACCTAATGGTAGAAATGTTGTAATATTTAGAGGAATTATGGAACCTCCCCAATCTACAAAAGATGGTGTTACCGTAGCTAATTCATTTGTTTTAAGTGACCCTAGTGAAGAATTAGGTGTTTTATTAATTAAACAGGCCGCAGTAAAAACAGCTGAAAAGGTAGGAGATGGTACAACAACATCTACACTATTAGCCCGTGAAATGATTAATCAAGGATTAGCATCATTAGATAATGGAGAAAATGCAGTTCAAATCAAAAGAGATATTGATAAAGCAGTAAAAGAAGTAGTACAAAACCTTAGAGGACCTATATCTGAAGATATTTCAGGTGATGAACAATTAGAACAAGTAGCAAGCATATCTTCTAATAACGATATTGAAGTAGGAAAGCTAATTGCCCAAGCAATTGACAAAGTAGGATTAGAAGGGGTAGTTCACATTGAAGAGTCAAAGACAGGTGAAACATTTTTGGAAACAGTTGAAGGTATGCAATTTGATAGAGGTTATAAATCACCATACTTTGTAACTGACAATAATACAATGTCATCAGTTTTAGATAATCCTGCAATTTTAATTTTAGATCAAAGATTAAATACTGTAAAAGAATTACTACCAATACTTGAAGCAGTATCAGCACAAGGTAAGTCATTATTAATTATTGCTGAAGATATTGACAATGAGGCACTAGCAACTCTTATTGTAAATAAAATGAGAGGGACAGTTAATGTATGTGCTGTTAAATCTCCAGATTTTGGAGAAAGACGTAAATTAGTTCTTGAAGATATTGCTACCACTACAGGTGGGGTTGTATTTAGTAAAGATAAAGGAATGAAATTAGATAAATTTAGTTGGGATTGGTTTGGTGAAGCTAGAAAAGTAACAATAACTAAAGACCAAACAACTATTGTAGACGGTAAAGGTGAAGTTGAAGCTATTGAAAAACGTATTGAAGAACTAACTACTCAGATTGATAAATCAACAACACCATTTGAAAAAGAACAATTACAAAATAGATTAGCAAAATTTGTAGGTGGTGTAGCTATTATCCATGTAGGTGGTAATACTGAAACTGAAATGTTAGAGAAAAAAGATAGAGTTGATGATGCACTACATGCTACAAAAGCAGCAATTGAAGAAGGTATTGTACCAGGTGGGGGTGCAGCATTATTATATGCCTCTTCAGGTTTAGAAGCAAACACAACAGGTGCTAGGATTGTAAAACAAGCATGTGCTAAACCATTTAACCAAATCTTAGTTAACGCAGGGTATGATGAAACTGATGCTAAAATATTAGCTAACAATTTAATTAATTCTGGAAATGATACTTGGGCGGGGTTTGATATTAAAACCGAAGAAACAGTTGATATGAGAAAATCAGGTATTATTGATCCAACCAAAGTAACTAGATTAGCACTAGAAAATGCAGCATCAGTTGCAGGTACTGTGTTATTAACTGAATGTACTTTAACGCAAGATAAAGACAGCCATGATGAAAAAATGAGAAGAGTAAAAGATTTAACTCAACAAGCTCAAGGTGCATTTTAATAATAATTAAATTAGGGGGAGTTTGGCTCCCCCATTTAATTTTCGTATATTATACTTATGGAAAAACAAATAACAATAGAAGAGACTAATATAATTATTGCACGGAGAGTTCCCCCTGGTGATAAATGGAGATTAGTAGCTAATGAACCCGATGGTCAAGTACATAAAACTCTAACTGATACTTTAGAAGCTTATATGACTAAAACGGGGTTTAGGGGTGAATATAGATTAGCACCTTTAAAAGGTGAATTATATGCTATTTCAACTAAAGAATTAGAAATAGAAGAACCAGTAGAACAAAAATATAGCATTTACGGTGAATATTAAAGAAAACAGTTTACTTAATGAAAAATATCGTCCTATAACTTTAGAAGGGTTTGTAGGGAATAATAATATAAAGGAATCACTTTCTAAGTATTTAAAACAAAATGATATTTTAAATTTAATATTTTATGGTCCAGCGGGTACAGGTAAAACTACATTAGCAAAATTGATTGTAAGTAATCTTGATTGCGACCATCTCTATATTAATGCCTCTGATGAAAGAGGTATTGAAACTATTAGAGATAAGGTATCAAGTTTTGCAAGTACAATGTCATTTGAGCCTATTAAAGTAGTAATTCTGGATGAGGCAGATTTTCTTACAATTCAGGCACAAGCTTCACTTCGTAATATTATTGAAACATTCTCACGGACTACACGTTTTATTATGACTTGTAATTACGTTGAACGTATTATAGATCCACTTCAATCTAGATGTCAGGTACTTAAAATTATACCACCTTCTAAAGTTGATGTAGCTAAACATTTAGCTTGGATTTTGAACCAAGAAAAAATTGGATATGATCCCCAAGATGTTAAATTAGTGGTTAACCAATTTTATCCTGATTTACGTAAATGTATTAATACTTTACAATTAGCGAATATTCAAATAGAAGATGAATTACACCCTACAAATTATATGAGTGTAATTCGTTTAGATAAATCAACCTTAGTATCATCTAATTATATAGATAAAGTTATTACTGAATTAAAAGGTAAGGCAGATTTTAAAAATATTAGACAAATTATAGCAGATGCTAATGTAGATGATTTTGGTGAGCTATTTAAATCACTATATGAAAGATCATCTGAATATCTTCCAGGTAAGGAAGGTACAGTTGCTATTTTAATAAATGATCACCAATATAAAGCTAATTTCCGAATCGACAAGGAAATAAACACAATGTCGTTAATTCAAAACTTAATAAATAATAAATAAAAATTATGGAACAACCAATTCAACAACCCCAAATCGATTTAAAAAACACAGAAGGGGTTACAAATTCAGAAGGTAAAAGCTTATTCCAATCTGGGATAATTTTAAGAAAAATATCAAAATTCGTAGCAGGTACTGAAAATGATGCTATTATGCCTATACCTGTATTTTTTGACCCCACTAATGGTAAAATTTTAAAAGATGGAATCCCATTAGAACTTAGAGACGAACTCAAAGATGAACTTTGCTAAATGAATTCTATTTTTGATTGGTTAAAAGCAATTAATACTTCCAAACCACCTTCTGATTCTTTTACACCAAAAGATTGGGAGGTTTGGAATAGTTATATGATTCATAGATTTATGTCAATGGATCAAAATCATTTAGAAGTAGTTAATTATGTTCAAGAATTACCACCACAAGAAAAAGTGATGATTTACAATGTTTATAAAGAATTTATACCTAAAAACACTAAGTGGAATAAGTATATTAAACCAAAAACAAAACAACCAAACAAAGAATTAATAGATCATTTAAAAGACCACTTAAAATGCTCCAGTAAAGAGGCAAAGGAAGCAATACTCTTGTTGGATAACATTAAAATCAGTCGTATATTAACGAATAGAGGATTAGATAAAAAAGAAATTAAACAATTATTAAAATGAGTAAATTAGTAGACATGCTGAAAAAGACAGCAGAAGCAGATAAAGCAAAAGCATTATTATC